ATCCTGAACCCGATAATTGCTACCTAATTTCAGATCCTCAACTTTACGAACCAATTATCGATAATGGTGTAAAAGTATGCGATACCATCAAGTATTTAGATGGGGTTTTTATCGGGAGTTGTACTAGTACTCAAGGAGAAATTATATTAGCTGGTCTTTTACTAGATGTAATGATGAAAAAATATTCTCTTAAACCCAAGAATAGAACAGAAACTGAAGTACAATATCAACGTATTTTGACACCTGGTTCAGTAATAATGTCTAATTATTTAGAACGGATTGGTATATTAAATATCTATAGACAAGCTGGGTTTCGTGTTGACGCTCCTGGTTGTTCGTTATGTTTGGGTATTTCTCACCAAAAAGCATTACCAGGAGAAATTTGGTTATCGAGTCAAAACCGAAATTTCCGTAATAGAATGGGAAAAGGCAGCATTGGCAATTTAGCGTCTGCTTGTACTGTTGCTGCTAGTAGTTTTAATATGACTATTACTGATCCTCGGAAATATATCAATGATATTGACCAAGTATTGTATAATGATTTAACTGAATCAAAACGATTACGACCTGTACAAATTATAGAACCAAATCCAATAATTGTTATGGATGAAGATGAAGATGAAGAACAAAAACAAAATATTGATAATAATGAACAAGAAATTATACGAGGATTACCTCAAATATTCGGAGATGATATTGATACCGATATAATAATACCAGCTCCATTCATTGTCTTCAGAGGAAAACATCTAGCAAATAAATCATTTTATTATTATCGTCCAGAATTTATGGATAAACTTAAATTAGGTCACGACATCATAGTAGCAGGAAAAGGCTGGGGATCTGGATCAAGTAGAGAAGAGGCTGTGAGTTGCCTTAAAATTGCCGGAGTAAAATGTATTATTGCTAAATCATTTAGTTTTATTTTTTATAGAAATTTACTAACATTAAACATGTTGGGTGTTATAATTAAAGATGAAGAATTTTATAATAATTTAACAGAAATGACACAAATTCAAGTAAATGTTCAAGATAGAAAAGTTATTGTAGATAATAAGCAATATCTATTTACGATGTCATCAATTGAAGAAACTATATACGAAAATGGTGGTGTTATTGGATTATATAAAAAATATAAAGACAAAGGTTTTTCGGAATTGGTAAAACAAGCAACTGTTAAAACAGAAAATAAAGGTTGTGGTTCAGGAAGTGGTTGTTCAAATAAAGATTTAGATTGGTAAACAAAATTGAATTTATATATTTTATAATAACTAATCTTAAAATGAGTGTTTGTTGCGATGTTACAAAATTTTTTGTTCAATTTTTTGGTATGCTAGGATTATTATGGCTTATTGTATGGTTTGGAACTTCAGATAATGTAAATGATAGATTGCCTATGATGTTTTTTGTTATTCTTTTTTTATTTATTATACTAAAAATGGATAGAGGATATTCTAGAAGATTGATGAGAAGAGAATTTAGGCGAGAGCGAGAGATAAATAACGCAAATCAAGAAATGTCTGATAGACCTGATATAAATATTATTCGGCAATATATTTCATCAGTCAATGAAGCGGAAATAACACATTCAGAAAAATGTGTTATTTGTTTGGATGATTATTATTATAATAATAATGTTGTAAAATTAGAGTGTGAGCATAAATATCATCAAATCTGTATTGAAAAATGGTTAATGGAAAAAACAATTTGTCCATTATGTAAATATAATGTATTATCATCAAATGATGACGAATCTTTAGATGATAATCCAGAACACGTGGATAATGAAATACCTTTACAGATTGTTGTTCGGTAAATTAATTAATTTCTAAAATTTTAGATAATTCTTCAATAGGAGAAGAATAATCTGAAGTAAAATTTCTTATTTTTTTTATTTTATTACGATCGTCCGGTGTTCGCAATATCAAATTTTCATTTACAAAATGGACTTCTACATTATTATCAATAAATAAATCTAATATATAATTTCTTTTTTCTTCATTATCTGGGAGAGCATAAATGGAAAACATAAGTAAAGCTTCTGGTTTATCTTTTGCGATAAGTCCTTGCAAAACTGGTGCGTGATATAAACCATTAAGTTCTACTTGTTCAAATTTGAAAGATATATTGTATTTTGAACAATATTCTTTTATTTGTAATCTTTGTAAATGAATGGGAATATTTTGTGTAAATTTAGTATTGTTTTCAGAATAACTTAAAAAAAATTTATTGTTGTCAATATTAGAATCATTTGATTTTAAATCTTCAAATAATCTAAAATAACCACCTGGTAATTTCCTATAATATTGAGAATTTTTAAATAAAATACGACAATCCATACTCATTCTTGTGATATTAGTTCTATTTGGTACATTTCCATGAACGTATATTTGTGTAAATAAATGCCCTTGTCCTGGTTTTAATGTTACTGGAAAGGAATGTTTTTCACATTCTTCTGCAATTTTGGTATGACTCCAATCAGATTTACAAGTTTTTTTTGTAATTTCTTTGGATTTTTCAAGTCCAATCATTTGCATAGTATTTCCTTCATATGCTTTTGTAATTGGCAACCAAATTGTTCTCAAACCAGTTCCATTCCCGACCCATATTCCCTGGTGCCAAATCAAAACTTGGCCGAATTTATCTTGGTTAGGGAAAACAATTCTTAAATTTACGTATCTTTGAACCATAAATTCAGTTCCACTTGGATATTTTGTTCTTATGTATTCGTCTAAAAAATTATTTATCATAGTTTTGAATTCAATTTTATCAGTTGCCTTGATTAAAAATTTAGTTAATTGTGGTAAATCCTTTGGATCCATAATTTTGTGTAAGTTAGTAAAATCTTCTATATTTTTGATATCTATACCATAAGATTGTAATTGTTCTAAAACCCATGATTGAAAAGGATATTTTTGTAAATCATATTCTAAAACACAATTGTCAAAATTTTTGTCAAAATGACGATTATAAAAGTTTTCAAAATTGTTCATTTTATAATATTATATTAGATAAAATTATAAAAGAATAATATATTTTAAATTAATTATACTTTTGTAAAATTGATTATTAATTTATTAATATAAAATTACTATGGTAAATTGTAGAAAAATTACAATAATTTTTTGTATAATTGGGTTGATAATATTAACAATATTGATAAATGTATCAAATCATCCCAATAAAGAATTTTCTACAGTTATTTTAATAATACTTATTCTATTCCTTCTTTTTTTTGGAAATTCAGAAAGGATTGGAATAATAAGGAGGAATCGAATTAATCATCTTCAAAGAAGAGCAATACTTCGTCAAAGAAGAGAAAGACTTCGTCAAATTAGACAACATATGATTCTAATTCCTAAAAATGAAATAGTTAGTTCAGAACAATGTGTAATTTGTTTAAATTATTTTAATGATGATAATAATATTGTAAAATTAATGTGTGAACATAGGTATCATGTAAAATGTATTAAAAGATGGTTAATCAAAAACCCGATTTGCCCATTATGTAAATATAATATATTTACAGGTCATGAAATTCCTACAGAAATAACAATAAGATAAATCTAATATATTATTTTATAATATTATATTAGATAAAAGCATAATATATTTAAATTAATTTATTCGTTTACTGGAAAAGAGGGTTGCATAGCAATTCCACATTTTCCTTGTTTTTCTTCTACATTTCTTGCTAAACGAATATATCCTTTATCTCCCCATGTTGCTCCCCAAGAATTTTTTACAATCCAGTAATCTTGACCATTATCTGTTCCATAACCTACTGCTAATACACCATGATCCAATTCATATGAAGATGGATTTCCACAATTTCCTGTAAATACTCCACCACGATAAAATTGAAATTCAAAAGTATTTGCTTGAATAGCAACACTTACTGGTAATTGAGAAACTGCTTGTTTTAAAGCATCTTCATTATTTTCATCAACATCTGTAAATCCAGCAATAGTCATTACTCTATCACATACTCTACAAGTATCCTCATCCTTTCCTTCATAAGAATATTCTTCTTCTGTACAAATTCCTTTAGAATCAATAACATATTGAAAAGCATAATCCATTAAACCACCATTACAACTTTGATCTCCCTCTGGTTTAGAACAATCCATTAATTGTTGTTCTGAAAAACTTACTAATTTTCCTGTTTTAATAGCATTTAATCCTTCTAATGAACCAGTTGTAGAAAAAGCCCAACAAGAACCACATTGTCCTTGATTTTTTACTGGTGTAACAGCATTTTGACTTCTCCAATCAATTTCATCTACAACATCAGTATCAATTTCAATAAAAGTATTTGTTGAAACGATTGGTTGTTCTCTTAAATGATAATAAGTATTTTTATTATGATATTCATGAGATAATAAGTCTCCAAATTGATTCATTTCTAATTGAAAACTATTTTCTTCATTTCCATTATGTTCTTGAATACGATTATAATTATTATTAAATACAATTCGTCTATACATTTCTTCTTCAGAATTAGCATAAACTTTATTATATTGTTCTTTAAAAATATCAAAATTATCAGAGCATTCACATTGACATAAATTTCGGTCAGCAGAAGATAAACCTACAGCGGCAAATAAGACAAATGAGGATAGTAAGGAAAACATTTTATGATTAGAATAATCATATTATTCTTATTTAATTAAAGGTTAATTTTTATTTAAAATTTATCTATTTTTATATTATAACAAATATGACAGATAATAAAACAAAATGGTCGATTATATTATCTTCTGATTTACATTTTGGTTCCCTTAAATCTGTAAGTGGCGTTGATATTAGAAAAGATAAGAAAGATCAAGTTCAACAAATCATTAATATGAAAGATGAACATAATGTTCAAATGGTTATATCAGCAGGTGATTTAACAGAATATGGAACTGATGGTAAATCTTTTTTATGTTGGAGAAAAAACAAAGAAGATGAATTAAATCCAATGATTAAGAATTGGGTCGAACCGATTGAAAAATCTGGAATTGATGTTTTATTAACTATTGGAAATCATGATACTTATACAGGACATCCATACTTTTATAAACCAGTGTTTAAATATATAAAAAAAAAACATAATGCTACATATTATCCATGGATATGGATGAACTATTCTGGTTGTTATACATATACTCGTAATAATATTTTATTCATTTCATTAGGAATTTATCCTACAAATTTAAAATTTTTAAGAAAGCATTTACCCAAAAATAAGAATTATCCAATTATCATATTTTATCATTATAATACGATTAAGGAACCATTTTCAGATTGGTGGAGTGATAAAGAAAAAGAACAATTCTATCAAGTTATAAAAGATTATAATATTCTTGCTATTATAAATGGACATCTTCATTCTAGTTACAGGAAAATTTGGAAAGGATTTACTATGTTAAATGCCGGAGGTAAAAAATTATTACGAATGAATATGGAAGATGATAAATTTATAGATGTAAATTTTATATAAAACTAAAATTGATTTAAATATCGGTTACAAAAAATAAAATTTTTATCTTGTGTTTGATTTTATATATTGTGTTTATGACTAATGGATAATTATAATAAATTGTATAAATTATTGGGAAAATATACAGATTTATTTATAAGAATGAAAGTTCCTAAAAAATTAACCATAAGAGAAGATTTAAATACATGTGTGTATATTTATTATGATCCAGAAGAAATTCTCGAAAAGAAATTATATTTTGAGCAAATTGTAATAAATGCTATAGCATATAAAGAAAAACGTAGAAGTAAATCAATTCAATGTGGTCGTTTTTTAGTTAGAATGTAAAATAGTTAAAATAAGTCCCTAAATAAATAGTATATTATACAAGTTCCCAATTATCAGTTATTTTTTTCTTCTTTGGTGACAAATCAGAAAGTTCAATTTCTTCAAGTTTATCAATCGTAATAGTTAAATTTGTATCAGATTCTAGTTCATCCTTATAAATTCTAACATTTCCAGTTTTTTTATCAGTGTAAGTTGTAAAAGAACCAAGATGTTTTGTAGGTTCTTTTTTAATTTTTCTTTCAATTTCTTTTGGATAATGAAATTTTGGTGCTAAATTATCTGCAAAGTCATAATTTGAAATAACGACAAACATTATTATAAGTTAAGAATTTGCGAGATTTTTCGTGATGTTTTTTGATAGCATTGAAATATTTCAATTTTAATATTATATCTAATAATAAAATTGAAATATAATGAAATATTCATATAAATATAATTATCTATTATAATTGAAATATTCTACATAATGAATTATTATTTCCAAAAATCTTTGAATATGTTATTTTATAATGACGTATTGGCAGATAATAGTAAATGTTTAACGGAAAATGGGGCAATTAGTAACGCAACAACATTTAATAATAATTTAGATTATTTTGCTAAAATGGTTCGTGGTATTGATGAAAGAAGTTCTGTCCGTCTTTTTCGTGATGCATATAATGAAAATAAATTATTAGCATTAAAAAATTTATTTCATGCACGTGATATTAGAGGTGGTTCAGGAGAACGAAATATTTTTAGAACTCAAATGAAATGGTTAATTAAAAATTATCCATTAGTCGCCCAACATAATATGAAACATATTTCTACTTATGGTCGTTGGGATGATATGATTGTTTGTTTTATGGGAACCGAACTAGAAAAAATAATGTTAGATTTTATATGTGATCAATTAAACGAAGATATGACTAATAGTAAAGAAGGAAAAAGAGTTTCATTATTGGCAAAGTGGCTACCTAGTGAAAATTCATCATTAGATCGTTCTTTAAAGGGTGTTTTTAGAAAGGTTGCCAAAAATATGAATATATCATACAAAGATTTACGTAAAGTTTACATAACTTCTTTGCGAAATTATATTGACATCGTAGAAACAAAAATGAGTGGGAAGAAATGGGGGGAAATTAATTTAGAACACGTTCCATCACAAGCAATGAAACATTTAAAAAAGGCTTTTGAAAAAAATTGTCCTCAATGGGATGAATATGTTGAAAATTTAGTAAATAATAAAGCAAAAATTAATACATCTACACTTAATCCTCATGAAATTGTTGGAGAATATTTAAAAACAATTCACGAAGGATCATATGGATATGGATATAGTATTTCATATAATAACGAGTCAGAAATTAATCCAATTCTTGAAAAACAATGGGAAAATATGATTGATGATGTTAAAAAAATGGGTTCATTAGGTAAATCAATTGTAATGTCTGATACGTCAGGTTCTATGATGGGAGATAATGCTATTAAAGTTTCTTTAGCATTAGGTTTAATTATTTCAAAATGTACCAGCGAAGCATTTAAAAATTTAATAATTACATTTGAAACACAATCACATTTTGTTAAAGTTCCAGATGAAACTTTATTATCATCTTTAGAATTTTTAACAGATTCACATAAATTTCCATGGGGTGGGACTACAAATTTCCAATGTGCTTTTGATAATATATTAAAACACGCTAGAGAATATGTATATCCAGATAAAACTGTTGGATTAAAACAGGAAGATATGCCTGACAAATTATTTGTAATCTCTGATATGCAATTTAATGCAACTAGTAATAAATATTTGTCAAATTATGAAAAAATCAAAAGAAAATATCAAAAATATGGTTACAAAATTCCACAAATTATATTTTGGAATGTTAGGGCAAATACTAAAGATTTTCCGGTTACTATCGGAGATGATAATACAGCATTAATATCTGGTTTTAGTACTTCTATACTAAAATCAGTATTGGAAGGTAGCGATATTTCACCATTAGGTGTAATGTTAAGAACTCTTGAAAATGAAAGATATAATGCGATTTCTTTGCCGATTTAAATCTTTGAAAAATTTAATAAAAGTCAGTCCTTAATATTATATAGAAATCTAGAAATCTAGAAATTATCTACTTCTTCTACATCCTCTTCAAGAAAATATTCTGCTACATGATTAATATAGGTGTGTTTAATCGAACATGGAACAAAATTACCATCAGTAAGTTGTAAACAATATTGATGATTAATTTCTAATCCATTTATTTCTGGAAATGAATCATATTGAATCAATTCTTGAGTGTTACAAGTTGGCAAACTCATAGTTTCTGGTTGGAATCTCCATGATATTGAAGATCCCATAATATGCTCATAAGACATATTATGAATTGTTCTTTCACATTTTACAAACAATTCACTGTGTGAGAGTTGATAGAGATAATCAATAATGATGTTCTCTATATCCTTTGGTAGAATTGGGAGTTCAGGGTAAAATGGCCACATCAAATATTCTTTCTTGTCGAATTCTTTTTGCTCGGGGGTACCTGGTAAACGGCAGGCTCCTGACATGTTGATAACTCTGGAATTATTCATCATAAATAATCCCATAATTATCAAATAAATCTATTTTTAATAATTTTTATCTTATGTTTGATTTTATATATTTATAACTCAATTATAATCTAGTTCGTATGCTGACATTCTGACAGAATTATAAACATTAAATTCTTTAGAAGAAATATACATTTTATCAAACTCATTTTTTTTTATATATCTTATTAAAAAATCAATGGTTGTTATAAATCCTTTGTTTGAATAACCATCTAAAATTAAATTAACAAATTTAATACTATCTTCATTGTTATTTACATCAAATAATAATGAAATATTATTTGATTTACTTTTGGTAATATCTATGAGAATTTGTGTATAATCATTTATTAAATAAAATGCAATTGCTCTATTAATTATATATGAAACAAAATTTGTACTTTCAGTAATAATTGGATGTTTATCACTTAAGACACATTTTCCATTCTCTTTTTTTTTACATTTCCTTTCACATATTTCTTTATTAGATGAGATATTCATACATTTTTTATATTTTAAAAATTCGTAGAAATTACTAAATCCATAATGAACTATTAATTTTGCTGCTTGATACAATGACCAATATCTTTCATTTTCTAAAATTTTAGAAAAATTATATTTATTTGTTTCAATTGGTATCAATACTGAATTTAATATATTTGCCCCAAGTTCTATAAAAGTTTCATTAATTAATTTAAGATCAGCATCATATTCTATAATTTCTTTTATTTTTTGTGAATATATTTCGGATGAATTAGAGGAAATTTCAAATTCAAATGAATGTAATAATTCATGAAGTAAAACTTTCGCAAATTCTTCTAATCTATATATTACTACACCAGTTTCATTACTCGTAAAATATGTCCATCCACCATTAATATTTTTTGGTTTCAATTGAATTTTATATTCAGGTAATTGTCTTAAATCTTTTGACAATGAAATAGTTAAATCAGATACCTTTTTTGAAAAAAATTCTTCTAATAATGAAGTTCGTGAAAATATAGTTTTAATAATAGAATCACTTAATTGATTATTTGCATTAGAAAAAATTTTAATATTATCATTGATTTTTATTAAACATGTATTATTATTTATTTCTTCTCTAGTTTTCAAATCTAAAAATGAAGAAAATAAATTTGGATTAATACTTCCACTACATTTGCCAAATTTTTTATCATTTGATAAAATTTTTGGATATATTTGTTTTATTTTTTTTGTTAATTTCTTATAAAATTGAGCAGATTTTTTGTTGACCTTTGGTAATTTATTGTTTTTTAATATTTCCTTTATTTCTAAAGTTTTTTGTATACACTTCTTTGAATTTTCTAAAATATCAGAATTTGACATATCTATTATTATTAAGTGTGATAATAATTTACCAGTCCTATTTAAACAAATATTTATTATCAATTTTTTATTCTATTCACCAATTGGGGCACAAGTTCTTTATAATTTTCTATAAGATATGGAATAGTCTCTTTGCTGTACATTTCCCATTTAACAGGAACTGTATATCCGTGATAAAAATGATGTTTTCCTTCCCTTTTAAACTGTTCATATACAGCCAGAATTTCTTGTCCTTTAATAACTAGATACCGTGTCCCTGTAGAAGTTTTTGAATTTGATTTTTTAAAAATTCTCCTATCAGTTTCAGTAGTTAGTATAATCAACTCTTTTACCTTACCACAAAGAGGATTATTATAAAGTTTGTTGTAAATTTCCATATCATAATTTAGGCGATTTTTATATTTTATACAATAATCTGATATCGTTTGGTCTTTATCAATATCCATAGGTTCATAACCATCAGGATGAAGACGATTTAGTAGAGGATCATTCATTTTATGTTATCAACTATTAATTTAATTTAATTAAATTTAATTTAATTAAACTTATTTCCTATCGATTTTAATTTATTAATTTTAAGATAAAAATATTTCTTATATGTATATTTTATCAACCAACCAAATATAATATGACAAATAAAGATGATTCATTATTTCAAAAATCACTAAAAAGAGCACTTGGGGGAGGTATATCTGGTAGTCTTGCTATGGTTACCCAAGTTTGTTCTCTTATGTGGGTAAGGACGACAATGAATTACCAATATAGAAATGGACATACAACAAGCGTTGCTCTTAAAAATTTGTATAGAGAAGGTGGAATTAGACGTTTTTATAGGGGATTGGCACCTGCTTTAGTTCAAGGACCATTAGCCAGATTTGGTGATACTGCCGCAAATGCGGGAGTTATGTATGCATTAAATGAAAATCCGAATACTAAAAACTTATCAATTTCGACAAAAACATTTTGTGCTTCAAGTGCTGCAGCATTTTGGAGAATTTGTTTAATGCCGATTGATGCTGTTAAAACAAATATGCAAGTTCATGGAAAAGTTGGAGTCAACCAATTATTTTCAAAAGTAAGAACAAGTGGTCCAAGAGTTTTATATCATGGTTCATTGGCAGCATATTCAGCAACATTTGTAGGACATTATCCTTGGTTTGTGACATATAATTATTTGAATGCTTATTTACCAAAATCGGATAATATGTTACAAAATTTAGCACGTAATGCCACAATTGGATTTTCGGCATCAGTATTTTCAGATTGTTGTTCAAATTCTATAAGAGTTGTTAAAACTTATAAACAATCAAGTAAAATACCAGTCAATTATCCAGATTCTGTAAGACAGGTTATACAAAAAGATGGCGTAATAGGATTATTTGGACGAGGCTTGAAAACACGAATTATGGGAAATGGATTACAAGGAATCATGTTTACAATTGTTTACAAAGGAATTGAAAAAAAATTAAATGAAAATAACAAATAAGAAAAAAATTGAAATTTGTTATTTACTTATATCAAAAATTATTATAATATAATGACACATTCCTATCTAATTGCACAAACATTGAAAAAAGAGGATGACATTTCTTGTCCTACATTTCATCCAGAATTAACTCAACAACCTATTTCTTGTCCTACATTTCATCCAGAATTAACTCCGCCACCAAATAATTTCGGAAATCCTGTAATCAAAATATCCCAATTTACTCGTGATTTTTTTAGACATCATAATAAACCTGTATGGTTTAATTAAGCGAATCTACCTGTGATTAATTCAAGGCACCTATTATTAAACATTTGCTCTGTTTCCAGCTGCATTAACTTGATTTTCACCTTTAAATTCAACCCAACCATCATAATCAGTGGCAATTACTACAAAACCTGCTAAATTATTAATAAACATTGCAAAAGCAAAAATTACATGAAAATAATTAAAAACTCCAATAGCACTTGAACTAAAAACATCTCCACCAAAATATGCCCATGCTACAATTGTTGCTGCCAAATCAGTATTTACTGTTAATAAACTTGTTTCGACTACATTAGATCTTTTAGTAATTGCCCACCCAAGAGTGCATAAATTAATGCAACAAAATACTTGAGATAAGAGAGAAAAATCTCTGATTTTTCCTTCAGTATCATCAACTAACATACAAATAACAGTAGTTGTATAAAAAGCAAGCCACATGGTCAGCATACCAAGCGAACCCATTTTATCAACCATACCAAATATTACATCAAATTTAGACATTATGTTTTTTTTTTTATATTTATATTACACTAAATCTTTATTTTATTTAATATATAAATATATCTAATTAATACGTTGTATATAACTTAAATGAATAATCCAGTAATAATTGATACTGATGGTGGGAGTGATGACACTTTTTGTATTGGTAATATGTTAAGATTACATAAATTAGGAAAATGTAATATTATAGGAATTACAACTGTATGTGGTAATATAAAATCAGATGATTGTTTTCAAACAATAAGTGTTTTAGTTAAAGAATTATTTGGAGTTCAGGATATACCTATTTTTGAATCTAAAACTTCTGCAAAATTTAATAACAAATGTTCATATTTTTATGGCGAAGATGGACATTACGGAAAGATAAAAGAAATTTCTAAAAAAGTATATACTAGTTCTGAATCCGCAGAGTCTTTTTTAAGTCGTAAGTTGAAGGAAATTGATAATTTAACAATAATTGCTATTGGACCATTAACAAATTTACATACTTGCGAACAAGTTGAAAAGGGTATTTTGAATAAAGCTAAAGAAATATTAATTATGGGTGGTGCAGTAAAAGTTCCTGGAAATATTACACCAGAAGCTGAATATAATTTCTATATTGATGAAGAAGCAACTAAAGCAGTTCTTAAATGTAAGAATATTGTAATATTTCCATTAGATATTACTCACAAATTAAGATTTGATATTCCAAAAATGATTGAAAAATGTTCTGGAATTAAATATGAGAATTTTTTTAAACATATTATATCCAAGATTTTTAGTCAATCGGTCAAATATAACGAAGTGGGTCCAAATGATACAAAATTAATTATTCACGATGTAGTAGTTGCCATATATTATATTCGTAGAGACATTTTTAAAATTGAGAATGAAAAAATTATTGCAATGAATAAAGGACATATTAAGATAAATGATAATGGTAATTTAATAAAAGTAGCATATGATTGTATTGATCATAAAATTGCCAATGATATTTTATCTGAAATATTTAGCATAGGGTTTTAGTTAAATTTTACATTTACATATTAATAAATAAATATTTAAACATTAATATGTAAATTAAATTATTACATTAATGGAAGAACTTCGCTGTATAAATACTCTTCGTTGCTTATCTATAGATATGGTGCAAAAGGCTAATTCTGGTCATCCAGGAATGCCTCTTGGAATGGCACCAGCTATGCATATACTATATTCTCGTATTTTAAAATTTTCTTCAAAGCATAGTAAATGGTCTTCACGAGATCGTTTTGTCTTATCTAATGGACATGGTTGTGCTTTACTTTATTCTATGTTACACTTAGCTGGATATGACGTATCATTAGATGATTTAAAAAATTTTAGACAATCTGGAAGTAATACACCAGGGCATCCGGAAATAAATATTACAGATGGCGTTGAGGCAACAACTGGTCCTTTAGGACAAGGAATTGCCAATGCTGTTGGAATGGCAATTTCACAAGAACATATTGCAGCACGTTTTAATAAACCAAATTTTCCAATTGCTGATTCAAAAATTTATGTATTTTGTGGAGATGGTTGTTTACAGGAAGGGATTTCATCTGAAGCTTGTTCTCTTGCTGGACATTTAAAATTAAAGAATTTAATCATTATTTATGATGATAATAATATTACAATTGATGGTAACACTTCGTTATCATTTTCAGAAGATATACCAATGAGATTTAAGTCTTGTGGTTGGAATACAATTACAGTAGAAAATGGAAATGAAGACATTGATGCTATTGAAAATGCTATTAAAGAAGCACAAGAAAGTGATCGTCCTACGATAATTTCTTTAAAAACATATATAGGATATAAATCTCCATTTGAAAATACATCTAAAGCACATGGTGCTCCACTTGGAATAAATGGAGTATCTGCTACTAAAGACGCTCTAAATATGGACAGTTCAAAATCTTTTGAAATTCCAAATGATGTAAAAGAGTTTTATGCTAATATTATTGAAAAAGGAAATAAATCTTATGATGATTGGGAAAAAATGTTAACAGAATATTCTAAACAATGGCCAAATGAGGCAGCAGAATATAATAGAATTTTTATTGAAAAAAAATTACCAAATAATTGGAAAGAATGTTTAGATCAATTTAATGATGATAATTCAAATGTTGCTACAAGATCAATTTCTGGAAAAATTTTGAAAGCAATTGCTGACCAAGTACCTGAACTTGTTGGTGGATGTGCTGATTTGACACCATCTTGTAAAACAAATTTTAATACTGTAGATTTTCAACCTGATTCTTATCAAGGAAGATATTTTCGGTTTGGAATTCGAGAACATGCTATGATTGCAATATGTAATGGAATTTCATATTATGGTGGATTAATTCCATTTTCCGCAACCTTTCTAAATTTTATTACATATGCATGGGGAGCTGTTCGTGTTGGAGCACTTTCACATGCTCGTCAAATTTATATAATGACACACGATTCTATTGCTTTAGGTGAGGATGGACCAACGCATCAGCCAGTAGAAGTATTACCATTATTACGAGCAACACCAAATCTTGTTACATTTCGTCCAGCAGATGCTCGTGAGGTAATTGCTTCATACGAATTTGCTCTTGAAAATCAAAATACACCTATAGTACTATCTTTGACTAGACAATCAATTCCATCATTAGTACATTCGGATAGATATAAAGCATTACAAGGAGCATATATTTTACAACAAACTAGTGAAGAATTACCAGATATTATCCTCATTGGTTCTGGCTCAGAAGTTCATTTGTTAGTAGAAACATCTGTAAAATTAGAAAAAAGAGGGATTAATGTTCGTATTGTATCTTGTCCTTCTCTTGATGTGTTTGAACAACAATCAATTGAATATAGGCGAAAAATATTAACACCAGATGTACCAGTTGTTTCTGTAGAAGCATCATCAACATTTGGTTGGGCAAAATATGCTCATTATAATATTGGCATGACAACATTTGGGGCTTCAGCTCCTGGTAGTGAAAATATGAAAAGATTTGGATTTACTTCTGAAAATATACTTGAAAAGATTATTTCATTATTTGGTGAAATTACAAATAGTAAATTTCATACAATTGGATTACTGGAATGTCAAAGAAGATAAATATCTATGATTAATATATAAATGAAATATAAATATTATTATTTGTTAATAATAATTATAATTATAATTGTATTAGGATGTTTGTTTTTTAAAAAATTTAATATAGAATATTTTAATTTTTTACAATCATATTCAACACCACCAAAAAGAAATGTATCATATGATTTGCGTTGTGAACCAATTATTCCAAAAATGAATATTGGTATTTGGAATAATTCTACTATTAATTCATTTCAAAATCGATGTATAGTATAATTATTTTGTCACAATTATATATAATTATTTTGTCACAATTATATATATAACAAATTATGGGTTTTGTAATGAGTGTTATTAGAGGCTTTCTCTTAACAATTTTTGTGGTTCTTTGTCCATTATCACTTACAAATTTATTAGAATATTTAAAACTAAATGGCTTTGAACTTCCTTGGTTTATAGAAATACCATTTGTTCCAATGCTGACATTTCTTACTTTATTAGTTATAACTTTTCTATTTAAAGTTTGGTATATAATTCAAGAATGTCCAAAGAAGAAGAAAGATTGGGGTGGTATTTTCTGGGCTTCTGTTTGGGGTCCATTTTTGGCAATGGCTGGTTCTCTAGTCATTAATTTCATTCCATTTTTAAAAGCCCCATTATTTGCATTAGAGGTTCTTGGTGAAATGATTCATCCATTCTTTTCAAAAGTACCAGAAGGTATGACATTTTTACCAGGACATTTCGTTGGAGTTGCTATTACAAGTATGTTGGGAAAATGGATGTTGGGATGTTAATAATTCTTTCATATGACATTTTTATAAAAAAATAAAATATAAATTTTAAATTTTTTATAAAAAATTTATCTAAAATCATTAAATATTTAATTAAAAATTAAATTATAAGATAATATAAAAATGAAAAATAAAGTTACTATTTTACAATCAAGGCCAATATCTTATCTTCTTAATAAATTAAGAAATAAAAATACTAACAATAAAGATTTTGTAATATATGGAGATCGTTTAATGAAAATATTAGCTGAAGAAGTTCTTTGTAGATTACCAAATATTAAAATAGGATTAATTGAAACACCTTGTGGAAAATGTAATGGATTAATTAATTATGAACATAATGATATATCTGTTGTATCTATTATTCGCGCAGGTGATTCAATGCTAAAAGCATTTAGAAGTATTCAACCTGATATATCAGTCGGTAAAATTTTGATACAAAGAGATGAACAATCTGAAAACAAAGATGCTGTATTATATTATAAAAAATTACCCAAAAATATTAGTAATAAAATAGTTATATTAGTAGATCCAATGATTGCTACTGGTGGTAGTGCTTTGAAAGCAATATCTGTTCTCTTAGATAATGGTGCTGTGGAAAAACAAATAATATTTGCGAATATTATTTCATGTTCTGATGGAATAGCAAATATATTAGAAAAATATCCAAATATTTCGATTATTACTAGTACAATTGATAAACAATTGGATAATAATAAATATATAATACCTGGATTAGGTGATTTTGGTGATAGATATTATGGAACAAATTAAATCAATTGAAAAGTTAATCAAAAAATAATTTTGATTTTTCTGAAACAGTTATTAATTCAATTTTTCCTATTTCACTTGCTAGATTTGAAAATCCACTATTCCCCTCACCAATTATTTTGTTAGTTTTAGATAACAGAAATAAATCAATAACTGCATATTGTTGATTTGTTTTTGGTGCAACATTTAACTTTTTTGCTAAATTTTTTTCTGTTTTTATTGATTTCCAATTTGTATCAAAGTAATGTTTGTAATCAGTTCCATAATGTATTAATCGTTTTGGATATATTTTCTTAAATTTTTGTATAGTCATTTTAGAATCTGTTGCTAAAAATATTTTAGTATTTTTATTTTTTTTTATTTCATTATTAATTAATTTAATGTAATCCGTATCAGTCATTAGTTTAATACCTGTATCTTTGATTAAATAATATAAATCCCCTCTTCTAATATGAACACCAATTGTATTTTTATCAAAATGTTTATTCGCATATATATTTATTTTTTTTTGTAATTTAGGAATAGGTTTAACTAATTTTAAATATTTTCTCATATTATTAGCATAATTATTATAATCCACAATTTGATTATATTTGATAGATGGTTCATTTATGATTGACATAAATCCATTATAAATAATATTACTTTTATAAATCTTTTGTATATTTTTTTTAGATTCGGATATTTCGTTAACAATTTGTATTAAATTGTTTTTGAAATTTTTTTTTTTGTTATATCTTTTAACAAATTCTTTTTCAGAAAATGATAATCCTTTATTATTAATTGATTTTAAATAAATTTCAAATTTTATATCATTAATTGGAAATTCATTATATAATTTTTTAAAATCTTTTAAATTATTTGATTTTTTTATATATGTATGATGTTGTATTTTTAATTTTTCTAATTGGGTTTTATTAATAAATTTAATACCTAATTTGTTATTAAATAATTTTCCCCAAGATTCTTTTGAAAATTGCTTTAAATCAGTAGTATCCCAATAAACAAAAAAACTTTTTCCTAATTTTTCAGCAAGAATTTTCCAAGATAATATTGTCCCTATACGATCTGTTAATCCATTCATTGGAATTACAACTATAAAATTTTTACATTCATTTATATCTTTGTCCCTTTTTTCTTGTTTTTCTAAACGAATTAAGAGAGGAATTATACCTCTCCTTTCATTTTTTTTTAAATCTAAATATTTACTTACACAAAATTCAGGCCATTGAATCTTTTTATCATATAATTCATTATTTCCTAAAATCCATTTATCATTTTTATCAAAATTTGCTTTATATTTCGGATTGTTACGATTTTGACAATAATCACTTTTATCCATATTTTTCATAATTGTATCCCCATCTTTTAAATGAAGGGGATGATTTTTGTCTATAACAATCTTTATCACTTCTTTGAGTAATTCACCTCGTATTCCTTGAAAATCAATAATAAAACTTTTTTTTGTATATTTTCCAAATTGAACCGAAAAATTAGTTTTATTATTAAATATTTTTGTATTATTTCTATCTTTATTATTTATCATCAAAAAATAATTAATAGTACCTTGTTCCATTAAGTTTTTGAAATATGTATAATATAATGTTTTCTTGAAAAATTTTGACATTGAATCATAATTTATATCATATATTTTTGTTAAAAAATTTTTTGACCATTTGTCTTTACCTTTTACTATAAATTCTGAACAACATATTAATGGTATCGCATTTAAAAATTTTTTACGATGAACTTTTGTAAAAATATTTTGTAACCCAGATGACCAATCCTTACTAAAATCAGTCTCTGTATTTAAATACAATTTATGTTTATCTATAATTATATTACTAATTTTAATATTTGGTAATTGAATATATGTGTCAGCATCAGTAGCATATATCCAATCATATTTATCTATATTTTTTAAAATTAGTGGTATTTTTGACCAACTTAAATGACGTGTTTTATCCAAACTTTTTCTGGATATATACAAATCATAACCATGTTTTTTACAATATAAGATTTTCGTTTTAACACAAGGCATCACTATTTTTGTATATTCTTTACCAACTAATATCATTATCATTAATATTTTTGGTGAATTATTTTTATGATTATTATAAAATATGTAATCTTTTGTTACTTTAATTTTCTTTGTAGGAAAAAAATTTTTATAGTTTTCATTTAATTTTGAATAAAAATTTTTTAATTTCAAATTTGTATAAAATTTATCATAATCTCTTTTTCTATTTATAGGCTGACACCATGCTGGCCACAAAATATTTTTATGATATTTTTTGGTATCTCCTAAATTCCATTTATTTTCGAATTGTTTTGTTTTTATCATTTTTTTAAAATTTTTACAATAATCACTTTGTAAAAATGTATCAAGTGCTAAACTATTTCTTTTTACTCCCTTTATTTCTTTCATGTTTTTATTTGTTTGATATTGATCTAAAATAGTTAAAATTTCTTTTAATAATGGTCCTCGTATTCCTTGAAAATCAATTAAAAAAAATGAAACATCATCAAATGTTAAAAATGGAGATGAAAAACGATTACCTGCCTTATAGATTTTTATTTTATTATGATCATCTTTTTCTTTCAATATCAAATAATTTAAATAAGATTGTTCTTGTAAATCATTAAAATATTGTTTGCTATATTTGTTCTTAAATATATTATCACTTATTTGTTCTTTTAAAAGTAAACATTTATTCAAAATATTTATAGACCAATCTGTATTTTTTAAGAGAAAATCAGATGTACTTACCAATGGCTTACTTTTATACATTTGTTTTAATGTATTTGCATTTAACATTAAACTAAAACCTTTTTCTTTCCAACCTTGAGGAAGATCATCTTCATTCAAAATTAAATCTTTATTTGGATTTTCACTTATGATATCTTCTAATTTGATATCTTCTCTGTTTATTAATGTATCTGCGTCAGAACAAAATACCCAATCATAATTTTTTATAAACTTTAATACAAAGGGAATTTTTGACCAAACTAAATGCTTTTTGCTATTTTTTGGTATAAGATTTTTATTACAAATAATTAAATCATATTTATGCATTTTACAATAATCTATTTTCCTTTTTACACTAATTTCTACAAATTTTTTATATTTATCACCTATTAATAAAACCAATACAGCTATCTTCATTTTAGAAGATTTATCGTTATTAGAATATAGTGTGAATTTTCCATTTTTAATTTGACTTATTGCTGAGTTTTTATTTATATTTGTTGTTACATAATTCTCTTGGACGTTGTTTCTCCATAATTTTATGACAGAACATATCAACAGTATTATAAATACTATTATTAACAAAATGTTTATTAAATATCTCATTGTCTAATAAATTATTAGAATATATTTATAATATATTATTTATCGATTAAATATTATATAATATTATTATATAAATATATAGTTAAAGATGTCAAAAATAAAATTAACACAAGAAAATGAGCCCAATGGAAAAATTTACCTGAATGATGATAACACCGCCGAGAAATATGTATGTTTAAAAAAAATTCCATATAATGAAAATAATAAAGGTAAATCTGGATATTTTTTTGGTCAAGGAAAAGATGGTGACAAATATGGTTATGGTGGTTTGGGAGTAATAGCATTCATTGCAATTCTAATTGCTTTTCTAAATTATATGGAATATAAAGACGGGAATGTGATTACTAATATAATTCATATATTTGGATTTTCTTTTTATAATATAATTTTTTTACTTTTAGTTTTTGTACCTGCACCATTGGGATATCAATTTTGGCTAGGAAGATGTAAAAATGATCATCCAGGAAAAATCGATGGAGTTGTTAATCACTTATTAGCAGCAATGCCATTTATAGCATCTATTATATTAGTAATTTATCCTGCTTCAGTGGTATTGTCGGTTGGTGGAGGATCAATCCCCGCGGAATATAGAACAGCATTAATAGGAATAGCGGGAGTATGTGGTCTTTATTCAGCATTAGAATATTGGCCATCTTATATTAAAAATTATATGTCTCACAAATCTTGTCAAATTGGAGCAGCTAAATTGGATAAACCTAATTATTTCCATTTAGCTTTTTTCGCTGGACTTGCTCTTATTGCTGGTTTAGTTTTGGTAATTGCGGGGACTTGGATTTGGATGACTGTAACACAAAAAATAGCAGTACAGTATGGTCTAAATCCTATAGGAATATTACGTAATCTATTAATTTCACTTGGATTAGTTTTAACAAATATTTTCGGAGGTCTTAGAATTTATGAAGTAAATGACCATAAAATAGATATTTCAAACTAAAAATATTTATGAAGTTTTTAATTATTTTATAATTAATAAGAAATTGATTATAAAATAATTTGATTTAATTGTGTTAAAATACAAGATAATTATCAATATTAATATCTTCTTCTTCTTCTTCTTCTTCCACCTATTTGTGTTTGTAATTTTTTTCTAAAAAAAGACTCTATATGTTTTTTCTTTAAAACATAAATAAATATAATAAAAACAAAAATTAAAGTTACTATTAATAATGATGAAGTTATCATTGGCTCTATTAATAATAACAAATATTATATTAAAATATAGATTTACCAGTATTTATGGTATTTTTTATAAATTCCCCAGGTAGTTTTTGGGACATTTTTTTTTCTTCTTCTTCTACCACCAACTTGTTTTTGTATTTTATTTCTGAAATCTGTATATGATGTTTCTTCTGGAGTTTCAATTGGTGTTATTTCTTCAACTGCTGGTGCTATATTTTCAACTCCTGTAATTTCTTCTGGTTGTGGTGGTTCCACTTGTGGTGGTGGTGGTGGTGTATAACTTGGGCAATCTGGATGGTCATCTGTTAATTGTTGTCCTAAATCATTTGTATATATACGATTTGTTTTTGGGTCTTCACATATTCCTTCAGGAATATTGTAAGGACAATCTGGAGCATCAGATTGTATTGCTTCATTGAATTGATTTTTTACTACACTTTCATCTTTTGGATCAACACACAATCCTTCAGTTTTTCCCCAATCTATCCAAAAGTTGATTCCAATAAATAAAGCTATAATTACTGCTGCTACACCTAATAAAACATAAGTACCATATTTATTTAATGTTCCTCGCCATGCTGGTGGAAAAAATGACCATATAGCTGATTGAAATATTTTATTAAGCCCACTTGTCATTTTGACTATTATGTTGGAAAAAATATCCATGAAGAATGATAATGGGTCAGACAGAATATCCCATACTTTAGTAAAAGCACTTTTTATTCCGTTCCATAAGTTTTTAAAGAATTTAGCCACTTTTTTAAATAATGTTTGGAATGCTTTTTTCACTGTTTCAAAAGCCTTTTTTAAAAATTCTCCTAATTTTTTAAATATATCTTTAATTTTATCAAAAACTTTTTTGATACCTTCCCATAATTTTGTAAAAGCACTTTTGATTCCATCCCACATTTTTTTGAAAACTTTTACAAGACCATCTTTCATTTTTTTCAAAATATCTGTAATTTTTTTAAAAACTTTTTTAATACCATCCCAAATTTTAGTAAAGGCTCCTTTAATTCCATCCCACATTTTTTTAAGAGCATTACCTATACTGTCCTTTATTTTTTTGATTACATCCATTAGTTTTTTGAAAATATTTTTAATACCATCCCAAATTTTAGTAAAGGCTCCTTTAATTCCATCCCACATTTTTTTAAAAGCACCAAGAACTGAATCTTTAAGTTTATCGATAATGCTTTTTAATCCGTCAATTATTTTTTTTGGAAGTTCTTTAACTTTATTTACTATATCAACTATTTTGTCTTTTACACTATTTACTACATCTTTTATAGCATTTATTGGTGCCATTAATCCATTTTTAATCGAATTAATTGGTCCACTTACAATATTCCCCATTTTGTTTTTAATTTCATCAACGAAATATCCAAAATGTTCTGCATTCTTATTTTTAGAACATAAATAAAAAACAATTACAAAAATACTTAATGTTGCTAATATGAATAATGGATTCATTATATTCCTATATATATTGTCAATATATATAATTTTTTTAATTATTCATTAAAATATCTATAAAAATTGATTTCAAATTAGTATTAATAATATGAAATTAATATTATTATAATGGATACATCAAATATTAAAATTTTATTAAATCAATGGAAAAGGCAAACAAAATTTAAATCATTGATACATTCTACATCATCAAATAAATATAAAAAATATGATCAAATGACTAAAATTGCTATTTCTATTTTAGGTATTTTTTCTACATTTGATATTATTTTTTCAAGAGAATTTAAAGATGGAGACACATTTAATGTTCTCAATATACTTGGTATAATTGCAGTTATATTAATTACTGCATTATCTGCTTTTGAACTTCATATTAAATATTCAGATCAAGCAGAACATCATCATATTTTAGCAATATTATACTCACAAATTAATAGAACTATTAATTCATTTTTAATTAAAAATGGTAGTACTACGAGAGATGAAACATTCCATTTTTATAATCATATACAAGAACAACTTTATATTATTGGAACTATGGATTGTGAATGTACTACTGATATTGAAGACAAAACAGAAAAACAAATGAAAGATAAATCCATTGATAATAATTCTATATTAATGAATAAAAAAAAAAATAAATATACAGATAATCAAAAAAAATTTATTAATAATTTATCTGTCGTAAATTTACAAAATATCATTAAAATTTTTTGTAAAAATGAAGATATTAATTTTAAAATATTTAATGATATAATTGATAAAAAAACATTGATTAATATTTCTCAAATTGATCTGAATATCCCTTTTGTAGATTTTCAAAAAATTTACAAAAATAATAATGATGTAATTTTACAAATACAGGATGAAAATAATGAAGAAAAAGAAAATTATTCAATATCAAATTTAAATAAACGACAAACATCTTTCTTTTTCAGGAAAAATATTAAAACTAATGATGACAAATATTGCGTAAATATTTTGTGCGTTGATGATGACCCCGTCCATAATAAAATTTTAAAAAATATTTTTAAGGAAAAAAAATGGAATTTTGAATATACATGTTGTCCACGAGATGGTTTTAATAAATTTTTATTAAAAAAGTATAATATTATTATGGTTGATTATAAAATGCCAATAATGAATGGAATAGAATTTACAAATATGATTAGAACTTCAAATAATGTGAATAATAATATTATAATAGTTGGTATGTCTGCATATGATGATGAAGATATAAAACAAAAATGTATAGAATCTGGTATGAATACTTTCATAACAAAACCAATAATTAAAAGTAAATTACATTTATTAACTCAATATATTTAAAGTATTCGAACATTTATTAATTTTTTCTTTATTTCATTTTTGTTATATCCTTTATTGTTTCTTTTAACTTGAATACTTGTCGCTAATAATTTTAATTCTTTCTTTGTTATTTTTATGTTATTTTTATATTTTAACATTAATTTTAAAATATTTATTAATTCATTTTTATTATATTTATTCGTTTTTGATAAATTCCAATCATTTCCTATTTTATTTAATTCTCTTTTTGAAAATTTTTCAAAAATATAATCAAATGGATCATCTTTAAATTTTATATTTCCTCCACCCATTTTCATTATAGTTGCAATATCCTTCATATCATCATTTGATGATTCTTGTTTTTCTGTAGCATTTATATTTATAACTGGACTTATGACTGTATTTATATTTGGATTTTGTTCTACTTTTTGTTCTACTTTTTGTTCTACTTTTTGTTCTACTTTTTGTTCTACTTTTTGTTCTACTTCTACTTTTTTTTCTTCTTCTACTTTTGAATTATCCGGTGTTTGTTTTTTTATACTATAATCAGATAGTAAGGAAGAAAATTTATCTTTCAAGTTAGTAAATCTTTCGTTTATATCTCCAAATTTTGTTAAATTTTCTTTATTTTTTACTAAATCTTCTTCAAAAACTTGGTTAATTTGATCCTTAGTGTTTTTAATTCTTGTAGTTAAATGTGCCACTTCTTTGTCTGCTATTTGCTTATTTTTTTTAAGAGCTTCCTGATCTTTTTGTAATTTTTTATAGGCATCACTTATAGCATTTAGATTTGTATCTTCAATATGAGGAAAAACAATTAATTGGTTTTGTTGATCTTCCTCTTCTTCATCAAATATTAACATCACTTCTGTATCTAAATCATAAGAATATTGAGAAATCATTTCTTCAACGGTTAATGGAGTATCAGTATCAGTATCAGTTTGAGGTTTATTTAAAAAATTACCCATTTCAAATTATAATATATATTAATTACAAGATATATTATAATTTAAATTTAAATATACTGAAAAATAATATTGTTTATATCTTCTGGAATTCGTTTATTATATAATAAACTTAAATATCTTCTTATTAATTTTCGTCTTTCTATTACTATTTCATTTGTTTTTATCAAAATATTTAAAAAATATAATGCATCAAGTTCTTCTATATTCATTATTTTATTATACTCTTTTGTATAATATAACATAACATCTTTTAACATTATCATATTGCGATGTTTTAAAATCTCTAAATTTAATATAATTATTTTTTTTATATTTTCCATTAATTGAATTAAAATTTTTACGTTTTTTCTATTATTTATACAAAAATTATATACTTTTCTATAACAAGTTTCATATCTTAAAAAGTTCGCTTCTGATTCAGAACAGTACAATATTTTTATTACTACAGATTCTATATCATTTAGTGTTTGGACTTTCATTATATATGAATTTTATCTTTATAGATAAATTACCATTTATATAATTTTATTAATTAATTCAATTTTTAATATTTTTTAATCTTTTAAATTTCTACGATTATTTTTAAAATTTTCTTTGGATTGTAATGCTTTTTTTTCATCTTCATCGTGAAAACACATTAAATTTTCAAAAAATAAACCTACATTATCCATAATATTATCAAAAAAATTAAATATCTTTTTAAATATATTATTGGTCTTTGCTGTTTTATATTTTTCATCAATTGATGGATATTTAAAATAAGCATATTTTTCACTTTGATGCATTTCTGCCCAAATAAATTCAAATAATTTGTGAACGTTTATCATTTCTATTTCAGAATCTAATGATTCAGGATGAACAGCAGCCCATTGATCTATTTTTATCATCATAAAAATTTCCTTTCCCCTTTGTCTTCTATTTTTTTTTTTGTTTTTCCGAATGTTTCTTTTATTAATTCTGTTTTTTAGTTTAGATGTATCTTCATTAAAAGTAATCAGAACATCTCCATTTTCACAATTAGTTACGTGTTTAATTTGTGAAGTATTATCGGTAATATTTGTTTGTTCGTGATATAACTCATTATTTTCAATCAATTTGGTTGTATCATTTTCTTCTAATTCTCGAATTATATCATCATCTTTAGTTATTATAACATTATTTAGATTTTTTGGTTCTTCTTTTTCTACTATATATGATTCTTCGCTATCAGTATATGTAACTAATTCTTCAACATTATCTGGATTAGATACAGATTCGCATTTATTTTGTTTTGCTAAATTTTTCCATTCTGTGAAAATTGTTTGTTCTATATTTTTATCTTCTTCAGATAAAAGATTATCTTCCGTTTTCCCTTCCAAATTTATATAATTTTCTTTTATTTTGACAAATTCAGATACGTCAATAACATCCCAATCTATTATTTCATTATTTATTATAGTAGTCATTTCAGTGTGTATAATGTATAACAGCTATATTATTATTATATTTTACCCTCAAAATTATTTATTTTACGATTTTGAATAAATTAAAATTTAAAATTTAAAATCATTGTAATTTATAAGATATAAAAATAATGTCAAATATATCTGATCATTTTTTCCGACAAAATGAAATTGAATATAATGAAAACGAAGATTTTCATTGTCAATTAATCGATGCGATTGCAATTGACGAAGAACCTCCAGAAGATGAAGAAGGTGGAGGATTTTCATATAATTTTAAAGGAGAATATACAGTTTATTTTTTTGGTATTACTAAAAAATCAGAAACTGTGTGTATTAGAGTATCAGGATATCAACCATCTTTTTTTATGAATGTTCCAGATAATTGGAAATCTGGATATAATGGAGATACATTTCAATTACAAAAACATTTGACTAGTAAAGATGCTACATTTGTTGATAATTGGGGGAAAAAGAAAAAAATTAAATGGTTTAATTCAAGAAATATTAAATTAAGAACATTTAAAGCAAAAAAATTTGATGGATTTCAAATTAATGAACACCATAATTTTGTTGAAATAAAATTCAATAGTCATATCGCTATGAAACAAACTTATAGATATCTTGATAGTATTAAAAGTAAAATTTTAAAAGTTCCTGGAGTGAGACAAATTCCTATTAAATTGTATGAAGCTGATATAGATCCACTTTTACGAATGTGTCATAAAAGTAATATCACTCCTTGTAGTTGGGTACAATTAAATAAAGGAAGATTTACATGTGTAGAGGAATCAGAAAAAAAGAGTCATAGTCAATATGAATTTAATATTAATTGGAGAGATATTCACCCATATGAAACAGATGATATTGCCCCTTTTCTTGTAGCATCTTATGATATTGAATGTACTAGTGGAGATGGTTCATTTCCGCAACCAACTAGACCTCAGGATAAACTTATTCAAATTGGAACAACTGTAAGAATGTTTAATAATCCTGAATATGAACTTAATCATATTATTACACTAAAATCGTGTAATAAATTTACTGACGATCCTAATACAATAGTGGATTCATACGATACAGAAGTAGAAGTTATTATGGCATGGCAAGAGTTAATACAAAAAGTTAATCCTGATATTATTACCGGATATAATATACTGGGATTCGATTATTGGTATTTATATGAAAGGGCTCAAATGTTTGGTATTGAAGAAGAATTTGGTTATCTTGGTAAATTAAATCCTGATAAATTTGAAAACGAATTTATAAAAGGTAAATTAATTAGTAAATTAAGAGAAAAAAGTTTATCATCAGCAGCATTAGGAGATAATAAAATGAAAATTTTAGATATGATTGGTAGGGTTAATATTGATTTATTAAATTTTGTAAGAAGAACTCAAAAATTTAAAAGTTATAAATTAGACTTTGTTTCTACTAAAATCATTAATGGCGAGATAATTAATTGTCAGATAATGGAAAATGGTTTATGTAGGATGAGTGTAGATAATACAGTTGGTTTATTTAAAGGTGGATATTTTTCAATTAATATGAAAACTAAAATTGAGCTGGCTGATAAAGATATTTACATTGCTGATGATGAAAATTATTTTACTTTGAATGGTTCAAAGAAATTTTTAATTGAAGATTTCGAAGAAGGCAAATATTTATATGTTAAGGAAGATTTAACTCAACTTAATAAAGAAAAATGTAGATGGGGATTGTCTAAAGATGATGTAACTCCTGCTCAAATTTTTGAATTTCAAGGTAAAGATGCTCATCATAGAGGAATTGTTGCTAAATATTGTGTACAGGATTGTAGACTTTGTAACATTCTTATGGACAAATTATGTGTTATTCCAAATGAAATTGGTATGGGTCAAACTTGCTGTGTTCCTTTATCATATATTTTTTTTAGAGGACAAGGTATTAAAGTTCAAAGTTTAGTTTCAAGGCAGTGTAGAAAAGACGGATATTTAATGCCTGTTAGAGAAAAAGATACTAGTGGGTGTTCATATAAAGGAGCAACTGTTTTAAATGCTTGTAATGGTGCTCATTTTTATCCAGTTGCTTGTTTAGATTTTGCATCACTATATCCGAGTTGTATGCTTTCACATAATTTATGTATTGAAAGTGTTATTGAAAATAAAGCCATGATTAAAGAATTGGATAGACAAAGAAAAGCAAAAGAACTTATACCAGTTCGTGAAACAAAATATCAGGGTGATCAATTCTTTTATAAAGCTAAGATGTATTCCGATAAACCTGAAATGATTCCTTTAAAAGATAGATTAATTTTTCCTTCTATATGGGTAGATGAAGGTGTAACATATTGTTACTATTTCGTCCAACCTAAACGAAAATTTGATGAAAATGGGAATATTTTACAAGACGAACACGGTCAAGATATTATTGATTTTAAAGATAGGGCTATTTTACCAAGAATTTTAAGAATGTTGTTAGATACACGAAAAGCAACAAAAAAAAGAATGAAAAAAGAAAAGAATCCATTTAAAAAGAAAATTCTTGATGGTCTTCAACTTGCTTATAAAGTTACGGCAAATTCTATTTATGGTGCGACTGGTGCCAGTGTTGGTTGTATTAGTTGTAAAAAAGTTGCTGGTTCTGTAACTATGGTTGGAAGATCATTATTAGCTACATCAAGAGATAAAATTCTCGACTATTACGAAGGCTCAAAGTGCGTATACGGAGATTCAGTCACTGGCGATACACCTATTTTAATTCGGTATCCGAATGGTAAAATTTCTATTAGAACAATTGAAACATTAAATGATGAATGGAAATCATATGAAGAATTTAAACCATTTGATACTAATCGTAAAGAAAAACAACAAACTTCTGTTGATTTAGAATGTTGGGCTGATAATGGTTGGGCGAAAATTAAGAGAGTTATTAGACATAAAACAAAGAAGAAAATTTATAGAGTAAATACACATTGCGGTGTAATTGATGTCACAGAAGATCATAGTTTAATGAATTCTAAAAAAGAGAAAATAAAACCAAAAGATTGTATTGTTAGTGAAACTGAATTATTTCATAGTTATCCTAAATTTGATATACAAGAACCACTACATTTAAATGAAATTGTTGAAATTATAGATGAATATGATAATTATGAAAGAACTATTGAAGAAAAAGAGGCATTTATATTTGGTTTATTTTTTGCTGATGGTTCATGTGGTAAATATAATACAAAATCGAGAATTAAATATACTTGGGCAATAAATAAAGCGAATCGTAAATTAATTGAAATGGCTAAGAAATATTTGATTGAATTATATGGAGATTCTACTAATTTCAAAATACTTGAAACTATAAAAAGTTCTGGCTGTTTAAAGTTAGTTCCTAAAGGAAGTATTAAAGTAATGGTAGATAAATTTAGAGATATTTTTTATAATAAAGATAAATTAAAAATTATTCCAGATAAAATATTGAACAGTGATTATAATGTTCGTTTAAATTTTTTCATAGGTTATTTTTCAGGAGATGGATCTAAATGTAGAAATTCTAGAGTAAAAACGATTCGTTTTTCTAACAAAGGAAAAATTGGTAGTTCTCATTTATATTATTTAGTTAAATCACTTGGATATGAATGTAGTATTCAAGTAAGGAAAGATAAATTAAATATCTATAGATTAAATTGTTGTATTGGTACTGATTGGAGAAGGAAACAAAGAAAAAAACCTTATGTTGTAAAGAAAATGTTGGATTTGGGATATAATAATGAAAATGAATTTGTTTATGATATTGAAACAGAACACGGGTGTTTTAATGGGGGTGTCGGAGAAATTATCCCGAAAAATACCGACTCGGTCTTTGTTAACTTCAAAGTTCCCGATAAAATCGTAGAAGAACATGGATTATTTAGTGACAAATCTTTAGACTGGACAATTAAAATTGCTCAAGAATCAGGTGAATTGATTACACATGGAATGTGGAAAGGTAAAAGAGAATTAGTTCCTTTACCATCGCCTCATGATTTGGAGTATGAGAAGACATATTTACCATTTATTTTATTTTCAAAGAAAAGGTATGCTGGTTGGTTATATGAATTTGATACAAAGAAGCCTAAATATTTGGATTGTAAAGGAATTATTTTAAAACGGCGTGATAATTGTAGATTTTTGAAGAAGATTTATGAAGGTTGTTTATATCGTATTTTAAACAATCAACTGGATGATTCTATTTCATTTTTAAGGAAATCTCTTAATGACATTTTAAACAATCACACGCTTAAAAAGTATCCAATGTCAGATTTTATTATTTCAAAAACAGTAAAATCATTGGATAAGTATAAGGTAGTTTCAAAAACGCAGGATATTTTGGATCAATTATATGAAAAAATAGAGAAATTAAAATTAGAAGATGAAAAAAAGAATATGAAAATGATTAACACTTTAAATGAGAAAGTTGTATATTATGAATTGCGAAAAGTTAATATTGCTCATGTTATGCTTGCTTTAAGACAAAAACAAAGAGATCCTGGAAATGCTTTTGCTTCAAATGATAGAGTTCCATATTGTTTTGTTGAAGTTGAAGGAAATCAGAAAAATTTATTACAAGGTGATAGAATTGAAACACCCGCCTATATTACGAAAGAAAATATACCCCTTGATTACTTATATTATATTGAACGACAATTGGAAAAACCTATTATGCAGTTATTTGAACAGGTTGATCCTCGAGCAGCACAATTGTTTAAAGATATTAGGAGAATTGGAACTAATCGTAAAAAGAATTTGACTGAAATTACAAAATTTTTTATAGAAGAGATTGATGAAGAAGAAGAAGTAGAAGAAGTAGAAGAAAAAGTTAAAGAAGAAGAAAATAAAGATGATATAAAATCACCGAAAAAGGTAAAAAAGAAGAAAAAGAAGAAAAAATCAAGAATTGTATTGGAAGAAGATTCAAGTAGTGATATTGAATTACCTGTAAGGAGAAGAAGGAAAAAGAAAATCGTTCGGAAAAAGATTAAATAATTAATTTAAATTTTAAAAAATTTATATTATATAATATATATAATAATGACATTATTTAGAATTGATTTAGATTTAGAACAAAATTATAAGGATTTAATTACTGAAGTACTTAAAGTTTTTACCATTTTTGCAGTAGTTTATCTTATGAATTCATACTCTTCTTCTAAGAGTATCTTTGATGCAGAACCAACAGATTTCCTTGTTTATTACGGATTAGGTGTTCTTTTTTATTATCTTGTTGTTAAACAAATTATTGAATTTGTATAGAAATTATAAAATTGAATTTAAGTATATGTTTGTAATTATAAATAATAAATACAAACATATTTAAAAATGGGTGTAAGTGGTTTTTATAGATATATTTTAAAAAATTATCCGTCATGTATTAAGAAAGAAAAAACTTTTTTAAAAACACCATATTTATTTTTTGATTATAATGGATTAATACATCCGGTAGTACAAATTGTATTAAAAAGTGTGGAAGAACAAAATTTGGATATCTCAGAATACGAATTAATTCAAAGAATTAACGAAGAAATTATTAAATATACAGATAAAATTATAAATTATGTTAGACCTAGTTTTGTTTATATAGCGATGGATGGTGTAGCTCCAAGAGCAAAAATGATACAACAAAGACTCAGACGATTTAAATCAGCTAAAGAAAGAGATATTAGTCGTTTTGATACAAATTGTATTTCACCAGGTACTAATTTTATGGCATTATTGTCAGTTAGATTAAATCAATATTTTTATAATGAGGTTCCTAAATTTGTAAATAACTATAAATTTTCAGATACATCTGAACCAGGTGAAGGTGAACATTCAATTATTAATTACATTAAAAATTATTGTAATGATAAAAAAACACAATGTATTATTTATGGTTTAGATGCTGACTTAATTATGCTTTGTATGTCAACATTATTACCATATATGTATTTGTTACGAGAAATACAACATTTTGAAGTTAATTATAATTCAAGTATTGATATTGATCAATTACAATTACAATTTTTATGCATTGATGCATTAAAGTATAGTATGTTACTTGATATTGAAAAAACTTATCATATTCGTATTAAAAAGGATGAATTTTTTATAAAAGATTGGATATTTTTAACATTCTTTTTGGGAAATGATTTTTTGCCTCATTTAAAGGCAATTGATATATATAATAATGGGGTTCAAATTTTATTAAAAGTTTATTGTGATATTTTAAAAAAAACAAGACAAAATGAGAGTGATTTTTTAATAAGAAAAGATAATAGTATTAATATGCTTTTTTTGAGAAAAATGTTTTACACTTTGTCAAAAAATGAGGAAAATTATATTATTGAAAATATTAAACATAATAAACATAAAGGTAATGTCCTTGATGATTATCCAATTCGTTATTGTTACAAAGGTTGGTACAATAGATATTACGATTACTATTATAAAACACATTCAGAAGATTATATAGAAAAAGTTGTAGAAGATTATTTTAAAACAATTATATGGACTAAAGATTATTATTTTACTGGCTGCCCTTGTTGGAAACATTATTTTAAGTATAAAGGTTTATTATTATCGTCTCTTAATTATTATTTACAAAAGAATAATATAAATGATATTATTTTTAAGGAAACAAAACCTTATACATCCTCCCAACAATTGATGATGATTCTTCCACCAGAATCAAAAAAACTTGTAGAAGAAAAACATCAAAAATTAATGACAGATATTGATTCCGAGTTAATTGAATTTTATCCTATAGAATTTAAATTAGAAAAAATGGATAAGAGCAGAGACTGGATGTATGAACCAATACTTCCTCATTATGATGAAAAAATTTTATTAAAATATGTTTAAATTTGGTGAATTTCTTCTGATAAATTATAAATTCGACTATTTGTTTCATCGTTAATTAAGATATTCTGATCACTATTCTGTTTAATAAATGATCTACGACATAGAGCACAAGACATCTTCTTATTATTCATTAACCATTTGTCTATACATTTTTTATGAAAACAATGGCCACAGGGTAATTCTCTTTTATAGGAGCCTTCTTTATAATTGTTTAAACATATGGCACAACAGTCTTGTTGTGTTATTATTTCATCCCCCTTTTTAATTTTTTTATATTTAGGGAGATGAGATAATTCATCTTTTATAAGTCTCTTTTTTTTCTTCTTTGCGGATACTTTAATATTTATTCGTATAAATGCTCTATTCTCGTTTCCAGTTGCATTATGAATATCCTGACCAGTTAGCATCCGATACAATATATCATTTATATTGTTCAATATAAAATCATAATCTGCAATCAAATTATCAGAATCTATCAATTGATCTATTTCCATAATATAATTTAATGAATATATAAATATTCATTAAATTTTACTCATAGGTTCTAATGTGTATTTAAATATTTTAAAACATCTACTATACGAGTTTCAACAAATATTACTGCGTTTACCATGTTTTCTAACACCAGTATCAACCATGTTTTTCTTTTTTCGCCAACAATATCATTATCAGATACGAGAGTTCGCATTAATATATTAATAGTACCATCATCAATTTCAGTCATATTTACTTCACTATTTATTAGTGGTTCACAAGTATTTAAAATTTTTTCAATATTTTCTAATTCTAATTGTAAAGATTTTTTTTTATCAAATAATTTATCATAATTTTCAAACATTTTTTTCCAATTGTTTAAATTTTGTAATCTAGTTTCATAATTATTAATCTGTTTTATAATTGGAATTATATTAGTGTTCATTTTATTTAATATAATACAATGGAAGAAAAAATACTTATTTAAAATTTGAATTTTTAATTTAAAAATTATATTAATTCATAAGTAAGTATTTTATACCAACCTTCTAAATTCATTTACAACTTCATTGCCAAAATCTGATGTTGATAAACTTTTGATTGTTTTTGAAGGATTGATATCTTTTGTATATAAATCCATATCTAATACATTTGAAATACTATCTTCTATTAGTTTGGCATAATTATTTAATTTTAATTGTCGCAACATCATTGCTAATGATAAAATTGTTCCTGTTGGATTTGCTACATTTTTTCCTTCTAAATCGGGAGCACTTCCATGTATTGGTTCATATAATCCATTTCCTTTTTCATTTAAAGACATTGATGGTAATAATCCCAAACTTGATGATAAAATTGCCGCTTCATCTGATAAAATATCACCAAATAAATTTGCTGTAACAATTACGTCAAATCTTGTAGGTTCTTTGATTAATAAATAACTCATCGCATCTACATATTGATATTCTACTTCAATATCAGGATAATCTACTTTCACAATTTCGGAACATCGTCTCCATAATTTTGAAGTATTTAAAACATTTGATTTATCTACAATACAAAGTTTTTTATTTCTTTGAGAAGCAATATTGAATGCACATCTTAAAATTCGTTCAATTTGGATTGTTGTATATTTCATTATATCTTCAGCATAATCATTTTCTAATTTACCACATTCCGATTTATAAATACCACCAGATAATTCTCTTACAAACATTATATCTGAACCTTTTATTACTTTACTTTTTATTGGGGAAGCATCAATTAGTTTATTATATACCTTTATTGGTCGTAAATTACAAAATAATCCCATACCTTCCCGTAATCGTAATAATCCTTTTTCTGGGCGAATATCTGAATCTAATTTATTTGCATCTGGGTGACCAACAGCACCTAATAAAACACCATCTGCCATATTACATTTCATTATAATATTTGTAGTTATTGGTACTCCATATTTTTTATAACAATTATATCCAATTGGTAATTGTTCAATATTAAAATTTATATGTTTGTTTTCTTTCTCAATTACTCGTAGGATTTTGGTAGCCTGTTGTGTTATTTCTTTACTAATTCCATCACCAATTAATTCAATTATTTTATACACTTTAATCATCTGTTTTTACTTAAATAAATAAGACCTAAAATATTTAAGTTATTTCGTATATATATAGGATGAGTGAAAATATTAAATCTAATAAATTAATAGTTTTTGATACTACGTTAAGAGATGGGGAGCAATCGCCAGGTGCTACTTTAAATATCGAAGAAAAGGTGGCGATTGCTCAACAATTATATATGTTAGGGGTAGATGTATGTGAAGCGGGATTTCCAATCGCATCACCAGGAGATTTTAAAGCGATTCAGCAAATTGTAAAAATTATTAATAATATAGATATTGAACGAGATAATGGACCAATGACAATATGTGCTTTAGCACGATGTTGTAAAAAAGATATTTTATGTGCTCATGAATCTATTAAAGATGCTAAAAAAAGTAGAATACATGTATTTTTAGCTACTAGTGATATTCACTTAGAAGCTAAATTAAAAATAACAAGAGAAGAATGTCTTGATAAAATTAAGAACATGGTATCGTATGCTAAATCTTTATGTAATGATATTGAATTTTCTCCTGAAGATGCTTGTAGAACTGATATAGAATTTCTTACTAAAGCAGTTCAAGTTGCTATTGATTCTGGTGCGACTACTATTAATATACCTGATACAGTTGGGTATATAACACCAAATGAAATGTATTCTATTATATCTACATTAAAATCAAATATACGAAATGATGATGTGATTTTATCTACCCACTGTCATAATGATCTAGGATTGGCTACTGCTAATACATTGTCTGGTATTACAGCTGGAGCAAGACAGGTTGAAGTCACAATTAATGGGATTGGAGAACGTGCTGGAAATACCAGTCTTGAAGAAGTTATAATGACTTTAAATACTCGTCCTCAATTATTTCCTGTTACACATTCTATTAATATAATTCAAATAATTAAAACAAGTCGTATGGTTAGTGCGCTTACAGGTATGTTAGTTCAACCAAATAAGGCAATTGTAGGTGCTAATGCTTTCGCACATGAAGCTGGAATACATCAACATGGTATATTAAAAAATGTTGCTACATATGAAATTATGAATCCGAAATCAATTGGATTAGAAAATAATGTTATCGTTCTTGGAAAACATTCTGGTCGTCATGCTTTTAAAGAAAGAATTAAAAAAATGGGATATACAAATATAAGTGAGAAACAACTTCTTTCAATTGTAAAAAAAATTAAATGCTTAGCTGATGCTAAGAAACATATAACTGATGAGGATATTGAAGCAGTTATTATTGATAAAATAATAACAATTACAAGCAATTGGAAAATTGTGTCCATTAATATTAAATCCGCTAGTAAAACTAGATCTGATGCAAATATATCTATGAGTAATAAAGATAATAAATATATTTCAAGAAAATCATCTGGTAATGGACCAATTGATGCTATATATAATTGTATAAATCAAATTATTGGTGTTTCAACAAAACTTAAAATATATAAAGTTGATTCTATTACTTCTGGATTTGATGCTTTAGGAAGAGTTACTGTTAAAATAACTAATTCTGAAAATAATACTCTAATTACAGGATATAGTACTCATACTGATATTATAATGGCTAGTGCAAATGCTTATGTTAATGCTATTAATAGAATGTTGTATAAAAATTAAAAATTTATCGACATTTATAATTGCAAGCAGTTTTTGTTCGGATTTTATGTAAAATTTTACCATCGCAATTATTACATTTAATATAAGATACATTATTTATATTTTTTAATAAAATATCAGTATATGATTTACAATTATGACATATATATGTGATTGATTTTTTATCACTTTGTTTTAATAGTGGAGATGTATTTTTATCCATTCTTATAACAAAACAATATATTTTTTTTATGTAAATTTTTTTTTTAACTAATAAAATTATTTTATTTATTAAGCAATTTTGACATAAGCGATTTTCTTGATCGCATATAATTAAAAGATATGATATTTGATTTTTATAACATTCTTTACACGATTCTTGTAGATATTTATTTATTATATGGCTGGTATTGAGTGAAAAATTACTATTATTGTAAATAATGTTACTATAATTCTTTGAAAAAATAGGTTGTAACTTTTTAATATTTGAAAAATTTAAATAAATAATTTCTTGATTAGATTCTTTCTTTTTAATATGTACTTTGTAATAATTGTTTTTTTCAGATTTAAATAAAATAATTTCCAGTTCATTAGAGATTTTTATTTTTTTCATAATTTTTGAAACATTTATTATTTTTGACTTTTTCATTATATTATAATTTAAAGATAATATTAACATATTAATATAATGAAAACTATGAATAAAAGTTTGAATAAAAATACCAAAAAAGAAAAAGAACCAGACAAAAATTTAGACAAGGAATCTGAAAATAATCCTGAAATAGATTTTTCTAATTTTTTACAAAATTATATTACTAATGATAGTGAAAGTGAAAATTCATTAATATCAAATAATGAAGATGAAACAAATAAACAAAATTTAGAAAATTTTTGTTATTCTTCCGATTCTTCCTCCGATTATCTTCCTAGATATTCTACACTAACATTAAGAACCCATAATTATATGCCACCAATATATGTTGGTCCAATTGATATTGAAGTATATAGAGTAATATACAAATGTTTAAATTCACGATTTCCTAAAGAGATTTGTGAAATTATTACTGATTACTTATCGTCATCAGTTTTTGTTTAAACCAGTCCCAGAATAATTTATCTATTTATTTTTTTGTTTTTCCAACATTTATTTACAAAGAACTAACTGGTGGCCATATCTGCTCGTTGTCATAGATTGACGGCAACCCCATTGCAGCAGAAAAATACTCATTGAGATTGTGTTCAGGAACAACATCCCAGTCATTGGCGACTTGGATTATGCGCTCATTGTTTGCCTCTGAAATAGAGAGATGAATAATTTCCGGAATCAGAAGTTCTGTCCCCTTATTTTCATCTTCTTTTTCAGAATAAACTTGTAGAGATTGTCGACATCCTGGGCAACGAAAATCTCTTACATCAAGAAGATGTTCAAGGCATTCCGAGCAAAGATTTCGCCCGTTACCACAAAGACAAACAGCCATGTAATGTTCAGGAACTTCCTTTCCTGCCAGAATCTTGTCAGAAAATTTGTCGTGACATATGCAACAAATTTCATCAGAAGTAGAGAACGTTGACCCAATAAGTTTTGGGAAAATCTTGTATCCATTTGCCACAAGTTTCTCCTGACGTTCAAGCATCTTTGACACCTTTCGTGAAATGAATGAACTTTCCACTTTTCCGGAATCGGGAAAGAGTGGGTGTGCTACCTTTGTTCCAATATCCAAAAGAGTGTCCAGGATTCCAAAAGGTTTCCAAGATTCCACTGGTAGAACAAGAGATCCGCTGTGCCCGTCAATCTGAAGTTCATTGCAACTGAAATCACGACCTCCAAAGAAATTGCTTGTAGGTTTGCGATTGAATAAATCCAATTCAAACTTTTGCCCTTTGAAGTTGAGACAGAGTTTCATGTGCTCAGTCATATTCTGAAGATCGGCATTTGGGGGAACAAATTGTTTGTAACTCGAAACAACGAGTTCGTCAATCATTCCCACGTCTTCCATCAGTCGTACAATCATTGCTAAGTTTGGATGATTTGCACCTGAACAGGAAAACACACAAATATCCATGTCAGACTTTTTAAATTCTGTCATGAATCTTTGATGTTCTTCAATTGTGCGTGAACGAGGTTCAGCTACTCGGCGAACCAAGCTTCCAAACAATCCAACATGAAATCCATCCCTTTCAATAAGGGAAGAAAACTTTTTCAAAAAATCAAGAGATCTTTTGATAATAGCCACTTCCTTAGCCTGGATGTTTTCCATGATATTTTCCTCTGCCAGAAGTTTCTTCTCAATCAATTCTACTTTGCGAGTAGTTTGATCCAATAAGTTGTTCGTGATTTGGACTTCTGTCTTCAATTCAGCATTTTCCTTCGCCATTTTTCCCATCTTCTGAAGAAGACCTTCAATCTTTCGTTGTTGGTGCTGATAAATATTTTTATGCTCAGTCGTTTTCATTTGTTCATCTGATTGACGACGATTGTGTCGAGCCACAACACTCCATGCATTGTGTTTCTTACTTCCTGTAGTCTTTCTTTCCGAATTCATTATCTTTTGAGTGCTTATTTACGAGAGTTTTTTGTTTGCGATAGATTTGCTAACAAAAGGTTTCGAGTAATTATAATATATCCTACCCCTTTTTCAATTTTTTTTTTTTTTTTTTTTTTTTTCTTCGTTTAATTTATTTTTTATTTAATGTAGAATTACATATATTATGATTTTTACACAGATTGTTATATGGGGGCATACTAGTAGATCCCATACTCATTATTGGATACATTATGCATTTAATCGTGCCTTTAAATATATGAAATATAATACAATTTGGCTTCCAGATAAACCATTATCTTTAAATAAATTGACAATAACTGAAAATACATTATTTATTACCGAAGGACAATGTGATAACTACATACCAATTGACGCAATATGTTATTATATTTTACATAATTGTAAAAATAAATATAATAAAATTCCTAATAATCAAATTATTTTATTACAAGTTTATACAAATCCTGTTTTGATAAAAATGAAAAAATTCATTAAATATGATGATTTCATGTATTATAATTTGGATAGAGATAGATGTATATGTTATATGCCTTGGGCTACTGATATTTTACCTGATGAAATTGATAAAAATATTTCTAATATAGACAATATTTTTAATTTAAAAAAAAATAATGCACAATTTATTGGTTCTATATGGAACGGTGAATTTGGAAATAGACATCAAATTAATAAATACAAAATTGAATGTCAAAAAAATAATATTCCATTTTCTAATTACACTAAAATTTGTATGGAAAAAAATATAAAATTAATACAACAAGCAAAATATTCTCCTACAATTGTAGGAGAATGGCAACAAAAACGAGGGTATATTCCTTGTAGGGCATTCAAAAATATATCATATGGAGGATATTGTATTACTAATAGTAAAGAAGTATATGAAATTTTTGAAAAAAAAATATGTTATGACCCAGATTGTTCTAAATTATTCTATAAAGGAAAAGAATATGTCAATCAAATGTCTAAAGAAAAAATGATTGATTTAATGAATATTGTCAAAAATAAACATACTTATATTAATCGGATTCAGTTTTTATTAAATGGTTTCAATTTAAATCTTTAATAATATTATATATAACAATAAAATATGAAGATATTAAAAAAAAATAAGACAAAAAAAAATAAGACAGGAAAAAACAAGACTAGAAAAAATAAACTCCTAAAAGGAGGTGAATATGTGATGGATGAGCCTAAAGAATCTATGAAACAATTAGAAGAAGCTCCATCTAAACCAACATATGATATTATTCATAAAGATTACAAAGAACCTAAGAAAGATGGCAAAAACCAATGTGTTCCACAACAAGCTAATAAATCCAAGAAAGTTGATACTTCTCATAATTATTGTGAAATTGATGACCTAATTGCTTCTGTATTAGGACGTTTATTAGAAACTCCAGTTTATTCAAAGGATAAAACCTTAGCGGATGACTCTTCTTCTAAAAAAAATAAATTTTCTTTTTTGACAAATTTATCTCATATACCACTATCATTTTTTGAATTTAAAACAAACACTTCAGGAAAACAATCTGCTGCTACTAAAAAAATGTATCTTACTGTAGAAAAAATTAAAAAAACATTGGAAGATATTCGAAAAGAGGGATTAAATATATATGCTAAACCTCATGCGGTTATAAATCCGAAATATGTTAAAGAGGGTTATACTTTTAATATATATGAATATAGATTTTTTCCAACAAAAATTAATACTACTGCTCCAAAATTTACTACTCCAAAAATTACTACTCCAAAAATTGAAGTCAGCAAATTAACAAAAGTTGGGGGTAAAGAACCTGATGGATTTCATTTACCACCATTAAAGCCAAAAGATTTGAATATAATTATAGAAAAAAATTTTAAAATAATGGACGATAATTGGATAAAAAATCATAAAGATTATAATGCTATAATTGATGGATTAAATATAATGGGAGGTGGTGGTGATAACGGCATTTCAACATTAAAAGAAAATTTGGAGAAGCTTTTTAAGAAAACCACTATTTTAAAAAAAATATTAGTTGTATATCGAGGCGCTATACAACATTCGTATCTACGTTTAAATATAGAGAACACTATTAATAATATCATAACATCCATGGTATATAAAGATGTTACAATTGATGTTATGTATGTACATACTTCTATTACTGATAATACAAGTATATCAAAAATTCAATCACCAAAAGTTCAATCACCTATTAAACCAAAATTTCTATCACCAAGAAAATCAAAATTTCAATTTAATCAAAATCAAAATCAAAACTATAATCAAAAACAAAATCAATACTATAATCAAAATAAATTTCAACAACAAGGTATGCAAAATTATGATCCAAATTATGATCCAAATTATTATCCAAATTATAATCAATTTGAACAATATAATACTCAACCACAACTACAACAACCACAACCACAAATTATCCCAATTATTCCAAATTCTAATCAATTTGGACAATATAATACTCAACCACAACAATTTCAACAACAACAATTTCAACAACCATTTCAACAACAACAATTTCAACAACCATTTCAACAACCATATCAACAACTATATCAACAACCATATCAACAACCATATCAACAATTATATAATGGTGGACTAAAAACGAAAAAAACGAAAAAGACCAAAAAAACTAAAAAAGTAAGAAAACATCAAGGTATTAATCAAACAGGAGGTAATAAAGGACGTTTAAAAAAGGGATATAAATATTCTGGTAAAAAACTTAAAAGTGGATTACCTCAAATTATTAAATGTAAATCCAAAAAATGTTAAGTATTGTCGTTTTAATAACAATTAATTAAAATTGAAATTATAAAATCATATCAATTATAATTAATCTAAAAATAAATTAAAAATATATTAAAATGATTAATATTCTTACAAAAAAGATTGAAGACTCTCTTACCGAGAGTGAAGATATTGAATTAGTAAAAACAATTGATGACCAATTTCCTTACCCATTAGATAATTTTCAAAAACATGCTTGTTTTAGAACTTCGAAAAATGAGAATGTATTGGTTACAGCTCACACCGGAAGTGGAAAATCGGCTTGCGGCGAACACGCTATATTAGAAAGTATCCGATTAGGCAAAAAAGCAATATACACATCGCCAATTAAATCTTTATCTAATCAAAAATTTTCTGAATTTACAAAAAAATTTGGTGATAAAATGTCTGTTGGTATTTTAACTGGTGATATTAAATTTAATCCAGATGCTGATTGTATTATTATGACTACTGAAATTTTAAGAAATTTACTTTATAAAAAAAATTCATTAAATGAAATTTTTGAAAAAACATTGACCATTGATATTGATATTAATAATGATGTTCATGCTATTATTTTTGACGAAGTTCATTATATTAATGATAAAGATAGAGGTAAGGTTTGGGAAGAATGTATTATTCTTCTACCACCAAAAATTAATTTGGTTATGCTTTCTGCTACAATTGACAGAGCAGATGAATTTGCACAATGGGTTCAAGATGTTAAAGGAAAAACTATGAATCTTATTCCTACAACTCACAGAGTTGTTCCACTTAGACATTATATTTATACTTTGGCTAAAATGCCCAAAAATAAAACTGATAAGTATGGAAAAAAATATGATAAATTATATCTAGATAGAATTCGTAAATATTCTAAAAAAATGAAGATGATTGTAGATGATAAAGGTAATTTTTTTAATCATAATTATGATGAATCAATTAATTTGATTAATGATTGTTATAAAAATTATAATAGAACAAGTGAAGTATTTCTAATTAATACTTTAGTCACCCATTTACAAAAAACTAATGGACTTCCCTGCTTATTTTTTGTTTTTTCACGAAAAAATTGTAAAAAATATTCGAAATATATCCAACATTCTTTAAATGATACTAAAGAACAAGCAGAAGTTAAAAATACAATTAATAAACAATTACATAGATTAGAAGAACCAAAGATTTATCTTAATTCACCTCAATTACTTGAAATGGAAAGTTTATTAATGAAAGGAGTTGCAATACATCATTCTGGTTTAATACCAGTTTTAAAAGAAATTATTGAAATTCTATTCTCAAAAGGTCTTATTAAAGTATTATTTGCTACTGAAACATTTGCTGTTGGAGTTAATATGCCAACAAAAACTGTTGTATTTACAAATCTATTTAAATATTCTTCTGATTGTGGATTACGAATGATGTATACTCATGAATATTTACAAATGAGTGGAAGAGCTGGAAGAAGAGGTTTAGATGATTTTGGAAATGTTGTTCTTTTACCTAATATGTGGAGAAATGAAATTCCCACAGGACAAACTATAAAAGGTATGATGACTGGTAAGGCACAAGTAATTACTTCTCAATTTGATTTAAATTATCAATTTCTTTTAAAAGTTATGTTAACAGAAAATTCAAAACTTAGTGCTTTTATTGAAAGAACTCTTATGAATAGAGAAATTCTTGAGAGGAAAAAATTTGTTGCCCAAGAATTAGAAAAATCAAGAGAAGTTATATCTAATATGCCCGAATTAAAATACACTAACGAAGAATTTGATGAATATTATTATCTCTTACATCCAGAGGAAAATTTGAATTTTGGACAAAATATCGCTGTTACATTTAAAACTAAGAAAAATAAAAAATCTAAAAATAGATTTAAAAATAAATTAAAAAAGTTTAGAAATAAACCTGGGTTTTTAGAAGATTATGAGAAATATCTTCAAGTTTATGATGATAGAATGAAATTTGCTAAAATGGAAAGTCAATTAAATTACCATAATACTATTATTAATAGTGATTTAATTAAAATTCTTAAATTTTTACAAGATAATGATTACATTAATTATGACAATATTACCCCTGATATGAATCCCGATAATATTAAAAAAGAACATATTACTAAAAAGGGTATAATGGCTAGTCAAATTAATGAATGTAATGAAATTTTATTTCCTGAAATTATTATGAATGATGTATTCAAGGAATTAAATGTTATTGAAATTATTGGTATTCTTTCTATGTTCATCAAGACTAAACCATTAGATGAAGAATATCTTGTATATGATCATCATACACTAAATATTAGTAAGAAAATGAAAGAATCTATCGATAAGATGTTTAATATTAGTGAAAATTTACATCAAATGGAACAAAATTATCAAATTAAATTGGAAACTGATTGGGATTTAAATTTAAATATGATTGTTCCATCTATGATATGGGCTTCTGGTAAATTATTTTCAGAAATTTATTATGATAATTTTGAAGGAAATTTTATTAAAGATATGATTAAAATTGGAAATATTTCTAAAGATTTGGAAGTTATGGCTGAATTTCTTGGTAAATTAGAACTAATGGCGAAATGCTCTAGAATTGAGAGTTTAGTTGTTAGAGATATGGTTACTATTGATTCTCTTTATATTAAGAATTAAAATTGTTTATTTTTCAAGTCCCATTTAATATAAAATTGAAATTGAATTGTTTAAATTTAAATCATATATCCGTTACATTAACCTTTCTTAACATTAATTAATTAACATTAAGAGGTCTTAGGACACGTAACCTGCCCTGATATTTAATTGTTTGAAAAGTATAACGACATATATTTTAAATATAAACAACAAACTT